TTTTAATTAGAACTTTATTGCGACGAATGAAGTGTTCCTTCAATGTAATTGGATTTATTTGTTTTTTCTTTACATAGCGGAACATAAATATGGTGTCTCTTCCGTACTACCTCAATTTATTTCAATTATAAATGTTCAGGATGTCTGTATGGATACCAGATCATTTTGAAGTAAAAGAAAGACCCAATACAGGAGCGGGATGCTTTATGGCAGCGTTCAAGGGAAATTCCAAAGTTTATGCAACAAACTTAGGTTGAGACAAGGGGGCCAATCGTGTTGATTAAGCCCCCTGATTCATAAATGTCTTCCACTTTGACAATGCTGAACCTATAGTCTGATCTATGTCCAAATACTTGTATTCTCCTAGTCTACCTCCAAATGTAACATCGTTGTGATTTATTTTCAGATTAGCATATTTGTTGTAAATGAAACTGTTCTTTTCATCCCTTATTGGGTAGTAAGGTTCAGGATGGTCTTTGAATGATATTGGTATGTCAAAACTCACAACTGTTTCTTCTTTTTCTTGATTTTTTGTTTCATAATGTTTTGGCGTTTCATTGTGGAAATGCTTGTGTTCAATGCTTCTGATGTATGGTTTTGATCCATCTACATGGTTGAAAACTGCCGTTCCTTGGTAGTCGCCATAGAATGTCTTGTGTTCAAAAGTTAAAGTGTTGTATTCCAAGAATCCGTACTCATAATCGTAAAATTTATCTATTGGTCCTGTGTAAACAAGATGATTGGCGTAATCTCTCCATTTGTTTCTCATGGTGAAAAAGTCAACTCCAAGATTGATATCGATTCCATCAAGCATTTTTCTAATTGTTTGGGAATATCCTTCTTTTGGCATTCCTTGATATTTTGTTGTAAAATAATTTTCTTCGTAAGTTAGTCTTATTGGAAGTCTTTGAATGATGGAGGCAGGTAGTTCGGATGGTTCCTTTAGCCATTGCTTTTTTGTGTAGTGATAGAAAAATAAATCATAAATTTCACGACCAACCCTGTCCAAAGCCCATTCTTCAAAGTTTCTTGGATTATCGCAAGGAATTCTTACTTCTTGCAGTTTTCTTTGAGCATCTTCTGGTGTGACAACTCCCCACAATTGGTGAAGTGTCATCATGTTGATTGGGAAAGAGAAAACTTTGCCTTGAGACAAAGCCTTGGGTTTGTTGATGTAAGGAATTATTTTTGTGAATTTATTGATGAATTCCCAAACTTCTTCACTTTGAGTGTGGAATATATGCGCTCCATATTCGCTAACCAATATTCCGTTCTGCCATCTTTTGTCATAAGTTGCTCCAGCAATGTGGTTATTTTTGTCTATGACAAGGCATTTTTTTCCTGCATCTGTTGCCTTGCGGGCAAAGGTAGAACCGAAAAAACCAGATCCAACTATGAGAAAATCATACTTTGCCATTATTTTTCCTCTCTGAGATAATCGCTTATACGACCAGCAAGGTAGGCATCGCAATATTCTTTTTGTGAACTCCATCCAAATTCATAATGTTCTTTGTTGCCTAAGAAACCTGTAACCCAAAAGTCGATATTATTTTCCATTCTGTATCCCCAAGAGGTGAATGTTTTTACTTTTGCGGCTGGTCCCCATATGGCGCTCCAACTATCACAAGCCAAAACCAAATCTGCTTCGTAAATTGTAAAAGCCAACGATTCCAGAATCGACCATGAACCTATTTTGTTAATTGTCTTCTCTATTGTTTCTTTTTTCATGCATGATTGATATGGATCGTTTGGTCCTCCAACCATTAATATTTTGAAACCTTTTTCATGAAGAATGTTTACACATCTATCCCATGTAGGCACATACCAGTCCAAAAACTGCTGAGGCTTCATCTCAAGGCTTACTGGTTGCAGAACTGCAACTTTTTCATTTTGCTTTTTTTCTGGTATGTACTTTCTTAAATCAACCCATTCCTTGATGTCATGACTGTTGCGAAAGTTCATTGGCTGGAATATTTTACAATTATATTTTTTACTGAAATAAAATGAACTGTCATTGTCGTAGTCGATGTCATATTCAATTTTTTTGATGAAATTACAAGAATCAAGAATTGTCTTAACATTTTGGCAACTTTTTTTCACTTTGCCGTGCGATTTGAATATTGGGGATGTGTGGACGATTGTTGATTGGAGATTTCTCTCTGTCATTGCGATATTGGCTCTGCACAGGTTAAGTCCTGTATCTCCAATCGCTCCTGTTTCAAAGTAAATATGTAGGTCTTCCATTACTCTGATAAAGTTTAGGAGTGCAAAAAGTGATACATGAAACAAATTGAACTCGAATATTTGAAAAAAAAAGTTGATGTCGATCTAAAAAAACAACTCATAAGCGGTCGTGTTTTGCTAGACAGATATTGCATGATTGATGAGTTATCTAGAAAATCGCCTTCTTATTGCGATCCTAATTATGCTGGATTTTACTATCATTTGGGTAAGTATATTTCTCCAAACAGTTTGATGGAATTTGGTTTTGATTTGGGTCTTTTCTCTGCGTGTTTCATGATTTCTTGCAAGACCGTGAAGAATTATTTTGCATTTAGGGAGAGCGATGGTTCTTTCTTTTCAGAAAGAATTGGTGCTAGGAATATAAGAAGATCATACAAGGGTAATTCAAAATATCACTATGGTTCTATTCATGATGATGTTTTTGACAAAGTTTTTGAAAATAGATGGGATATGGTAATTTTTTCTGTTGAAGAAAAATACGACAAACAACTTCAGTATTTTGAATTTGTTTGGCCTCACTTAAATGAAAATGCAATAATGGTTTGTGACAACATAAGAAGAAATCAGGCTACCAAAGATGCATTTGAGGCATTTGCGTTTAGCAAAAATAGAGAGTCTTGTTTCTTCAACACAAGGCATGGAACAATGATTTTGCAAAAATAAATGGCTATTAGACTAATTTATTATATTGGGCAGGAGGGTTATCGTGGGATTTGAATGCATATATCACTATCATGAAAAAGTTGATGGAGATTACGATAGGCAGGAAACGAAAACCTTCAAGAAAAAGGTTGGCGATCCATTTGATGATGTTAGTTTGGAAAGGTTGGCCGCTTCAATTATGGCTCAGATGGCAAGAAGAGACATTTGGATCACGGATGTCGAAATTTTTGAGTTGAGCAAAAAGGCCGTAAGCTTCAAAGAATCAAAAGGCGGAATCATCATAAAGAACAAAAAGTTTTTGTTTGATGGTGGTGGAGAAGAATCTTTTATAACTGTCGAAGAAATAATTCAAACAAGTCCTTCTCAAAATCCTCAATATACAGTTAGCGAATTTCAACAGGCATCAAATACTTCAATGCCTATTCAGCAATTATCAGCGGCTGCTGTTCATCCTCATAATCAGCAAAAACCTTCTCAACAGACAAGAAAAACAGTTGACCAGATGGTTTATTTGCCTGAACCCATGCATTTGCATACAGCCAAACAGAAAAACCTGCGTTTTACTGTCAACAAGAGGTATCCTATTTTTGAAAAGCGCCCATCACCAAATGGGGGAGAGATTTTTGTCACTCAAGATGACACAGGAAGAGAACAAATGGTTTCGGATGTTTACTTTGTTCCAGCAAACATCAACCTTATTGCGGACAGAGAGCTTGGTTTTAGTGAAACCAAAGAAGAAAAAGATGGGGGCAACCTCTATTGGGGAAACGCAGCAAGAGATCCCGGTATGCCTGATTTAAGAAGGAAATAATGACATGTCACTATCAAGAAAAGATATTCAAAAGAGAAAAGAGCGTGAGAACGCCGTCAGGAAGAAGGTTCTTGATAGGCGTGAAGAAATACGCAAAGAAAGGAAACTTGTAGAGGATGAAAGGAAAAAGGATAAAGAAATGTTTCTCCTAGAACATGGACATATTCCAGCCGCTCTTCCCGGCAACCCAGAATTGGCAGAAGCCAAAAAGGCAGAAAGGGAAAAAAAAGTGAGCGAAAAATTAAAACGAAATCTAGCCATCTTGAAAAATCTTGAGCAGGAATACGAACAGGAACAAGCTGCAAGAACCAATTTGAACAGCCAACTTGAGGAAGAAGGATACCATTCCATGAAAGAAAAAATGGATGCCCTTCACGCCAAAGCCTTGAAAATGCAAAAGGTAGTGGAAGACCTCGATGAAGCAGCAAGCAAATCAGGCAAGACAGAAGACTCTTTACAACAAAAATAAAATTTTCAGATTTATATCAATTTTTGGGCCTCATCTGGTGATAATAGGTTTGTGACGGCATCATCACCATCACATTACTTTTTACCATGAGGCTACTATGTCACTCGACTTTGAACCACTTGATCTTTCTGAAATTAACAAAGAGGCACAACGAGTTTCCGAGGAGGCCACTTCCAATGCCGGAGGAGGTGATTACCTTGAGAAATTCGTCAAGATGCCAGATAGGGATGGCTATGTCATGCTCCGCATTCTGCCTCGCAAGAAAGGCGGAAGCGTATGGTGTGCCACCCGTGTTCACACCCTTTCCAATCCAGAAACAAGGCAGAAGAAAACCTATCATTGTCCACGCAAGTTGACAGACAGCGACAGGGGTGGTCCACCACGCTGGCTTGGAGATTGCATTATCTGCAAGTATTACAGCGACTTGTGGCAAAGGTCTGAGAGTCTTTCAGGCAAGGCTCAGGAAGAATTGCAGAATCAAGCCCGTGCAATCAAGCCTGTCGAAAGATATTACTACAATGTCATCGTTCGTTCTGAAAAGGACAAGGATGGCAATATCAAGAAGAATGTTGGACCCAAGATTTTCTCTTGCGGCAAAACCACTCATTCCAAGATTATTCGGGCTATGAAAGGTGATGAAGCTGCTGGCGAAAAGCCATTGGGAGACATCACTCATCCCAAGGATGGTCGTGACTTCCGTGTCGTTAAGAAGGTTGTCAAAGGTGGTGGTGGTATGGAATACCCCAACTACGACAACTCTAAGTTTGAAGACCAGTCTCCCGCTGGTAGCTTGGATGAGTTGAAGAGTTGGCTTGATAGCCTTCACGATTTGCAAGCCTTAAGGGCAATCAAGTCTGCGGATGAACTCAAGCATGCTCTCAAGGTTCACTTGGGAATGGTAAGGGAAAGCTCGAACTCAAATGACAGCGATCTGAGCGAGTTCAGAAATACAAATCCAGTTAAGGCCAAGCCTGCTGAAGCGATTCGTGAAGAACTTGTAGTAAGCACAACTCCTGTTTCCAAGGAAGAAACTAAGGAAAACGAGGATTTGGCTGATGATGACTTCCTAAAAGAACTCAATGGTATGTAACCCAAATAAGTACTGCCCAGATTTTTGTCTGGGCAGTACTTATTTTTTCTTTCACTTACGAATAAAGGAAGGCAGACCATGGCTAAGAAAAAGGCATCTGAAGGCGTTGATGATAGTTTCTTTTGTGATTTGGCAGAGGAAACAGGAGGCGATGTCCTTGATCAAATTGATTCAGTTAAATATTTTGTGGACACTGGTAGCCTAGCTCTGAACTATATTTGTTCGGGCAAGTTCATTACTGGTGGAATACCCGGTGGCAAACTCACCGAAATTTATGGTCCAAACAGTTCATCAAAGTCTCTTTTGGGTGCCAATATTCTTTTCGGCACACAGAAGATGAAAGGAGTTCCAGTCCTCATGGACTGCGAAAACAGTGCAAACAAGGAATTCATTCAGTTGGCAAGCCATTGCAACTTGAAGAGAATTGTGCGACACACTCCAGAAACCTTGGAAGATGTGTTTGCAAAAATGTACAAAGTAATCGAAGCCGCAAGGCAAAAGACAAGTAATGATGTTCCAATAGTCATTGTTTATGACTCGATTGGAGTAAGTCCTTCTGCCCGTGAATTGCGTGAAGTTGCTCTTCCAGAAAACTTCACGAAAGAGCAATTCAAGAAGATAGTTGGAGGTAATGAGCAACCCGGTGAAAGGGCCAAAATTTGCTCTAGAGAACTGCGAAAACTCAACACTGTCATGGAGAAACACAACGCAACAGTTGTGATTCTCAACCAAACTCGTGATAAGATTGGAACTTACATTCCAACCAAAACCACGGCTGGTGGAGGAAACGCTCTTCCTTTCTACGCTTCTTGCCGTCTTGAAACCAAGACAATGCAGAAAATAGAAAAGAAGTTAAGCGCCAAGAAAAAGAAAATCTTGGGCATTAATGTGAAGCTCAAGAATGTAAAAAACAAGACTCACAGACCTTTTGTCGAGTCTGAAAATGTCCAGTTGTTGTTCGATAAGGGAATCAATCCAATCAGCGGACTACTTTCTTGCCTTCTTGATTCAGACAGGATCGAGATATCAGGAACTGGATCATTTAAGGTAAAGCCTGCTTTTTCCAATGGCGAGGAAGTAAAGTTCCGGGCCAGTATGGATAGAAATGATGTCCCTATGGATATTCTTCTAAAATGCCCATCACTCATTGATGCATCCTCAACTAAGGAAGTTGAAGATTATCTTGAGCCCTACAAGGAAGCAATCGCTGGAAGAGCAGAAGATGATTCTGATGTAGAATTGTCAGAAGTCGATTCTCTCAGCGATGATAGCATTGACGAGGAATTGGAAGGTTGATCGTAACCTTATGATAAATTAAAAAACCTCTGACTATGAAAATTAGTCAGAGGTTTTTTTGTTATTTAAGAAATCTTGTAATTACCAGCAGAGATTTTAGTGAAATTATAGCCTTCTTTTTTTAATTCATTTTTGACTTGATTGAAACAACTGTTGATTGCGGCTGTTCCAAATCCTTTCTTGTCGTATCTTCTTTTCAAATCTTCAATGCTAACAGTTTTTTTTGAAAGTAGTTTTCTTCTGATATAGTTTTTTATATTTTGATTTGTTGTATTTTTATTTGTTATATTTTGATTATCTTCTCTGGTAATCATTTTGTTTTCGATAAGAGTGTACTCATATTTTTGATTTTTTTGCTTTGGATTACAGAAGGCTGGAACTAACTCATCAAGATCGATGACATTGCCATTTTTCATGTTTACAAGAGACATGTTGGCTTTGAAACTATTGCAGAACTCTATGAGTTGGTTGAAATTTTTTTGATGGGTGAAGAATTTGCGTTTGTCCTTGAGTTCAATTAAAAGACACTTCATGATTTGCTCCGTGATTTAGCTGTTTGGTGTTTGCAGCAAGTTATTTGGGTTTTAATCTTCTGCACAACACAATTATAGGTATTTACAAACAAAATACTACTTGCCTTTTACTTTCTCTTATAATAGATGGTGGGAGGTTTTCGATGGATTCATACAAAGAAAAAATCGATTTGAATTACCTCCGCAGATTTGGCGCAGAAATCGAAATCAATGCTTTTGATTTTAGAAGTAGGCCAGTTGGGCATGGTGAAGGCAAGTTGCCAGAAGGCACATACTATGTAGCCAACTTGGTTCAAAAATCATCAGAAAATACAGTAAAAATTCACAAATGGAGTTATGATCACAACAACACATCATGGATAATCAAGCCAGATAGTAGTTGCGGCATTGAAATCTGCACTCCAGTCCTTAAAGGCTGGATTGGTCTAATGGAAACTTGTAGGGTTATTGAGGCTCTTGGTAACGACAAGAAGGTAAATGCCGATGACCGTTGCAGTTTCCATGTTCATGTTGATGTGAGCGATTTAACTGAACAAGAAGTGGCAACAATTATTACTTGGTGGGTAAAATGCGAGCCTGTTTTCATGGATTCTGTTCCAATACTCAGGAAAAGAAATCAATATTGCCAACTTTTAGGTCAGTCGGATATATTTGAAAAAGTAGAAGATAGCTTTCATGCAAATGATTATCTAATCAGAAGACTAGGATCTTGCAAATACTATACAATCAACACTTACCATTATCACAACAATAAAAGAAAGACAATTGAATTCCGCATTATGGATGGAGATTGCTGTCTCGACCCATGGATTGCTAAGAATTATATTCGACTTTTGCTGCATTTCATTGAAAGGTCATTGAAATTTGGAATGCCAAATAATTATTTTGAGGGAGATAAGTGGTCAGGTTACTGCTGGCTGGACCCCAAAGATGTTTTTGATTTCCTTGGATTCAACAAAAAGACTGATTTAAGTCTGGGAGCCAAGCAAGTTTACGAATGGTTTCTTGATAGGCTTCACTTAAATTGTAATTATTCATTGAATCATGGAATAATGGGCAATAACGCAAGGCGTTATGCCCAGAAGGAAATAGAAGAAATGTGTTTTGAATATGGAAATATGTCGGTCGATTACGATGATATATTTAATTTCAAATATCGTATATAATTAAGGCATGGCTATCATGTCTTGAAAATCCGTCATTAGATGGCGGGAGGCTTATGTACCCTTATAAGCAACAGGTTTTGGATGAAATCGCAAAGGAAATGAAATCCTTGGGAGAGGTTCTTGTTCCTTTTAATTATCCCAAAATGCCTGTAGGCATCTGGGAGGATGATTTGGGAATATTCAAAGCAAGACAAGTCACAATCGACGGTTACTCTCTTTTTTTGCATTACCAAAAATCGGATTATGACAATTATTTGATTGAAACTTTGCAAATACACAACCTCAAAAGCCCATTCCTTCCTTTTAATTTGATTTGTAAAATAGGAAGAAGATTCTTGGGAAGCAAAAATCTTTCCCTTATTGAAATTTACAAAGAACACAGGAAAATATACATTTGGTCATTATGTTCAGATAGGCAAGGAAAATCTATGCCTATTCCAGAACAAAACAACACAGAATCATGTGAATTTGAGGGATTGCAATACACTTATATGCAACCTCAAAATATTGATTTTTTCTAAACATGTAGTTCGGTTAGAAGATTTTTTCAATCAGTATTTAATCACAATATATACCCTTGTAGCGTCAACTCAGGACGCTTTCCTTTAACGAGGGTCTAAACATGAAAAAGAAAAAAATTCAGTCTCTTATCATAGACCATTTAATGAAACATGGTCAGATTGAAATACTTTTACCAGATGGCGTTAAATTGGAAATTGGCACAACACAAGAAAATCAAAAAGGCGAACTTGTTAGAAAAGACGATTACTGCTGGGTTATCACATCAAGGGAAGGAAGATCGACAAGTTTGGATGCTTACAACATGGGTCTTAGGTTCAACGATGATGAAAAGGTTCTTGTTTTTGAAGACAAGTTCATTGACCAAGAAGGCGATCACATCAGAAGATTTGATGTTGTTTAATTAATGTGACCATTAATGTTAATTAATTTAAGTTGACCATGATGATTCAATAAAACCTCCAATGTCCCCTCGGCATAATTATTCTTGGGGGCTATTGGAGCATTGAACTCAATCCATATAAGAAATCCATTCGGAGAATAGTAAAACCTAGATATGGTTATTCTCACTCCTTTGTTTTTGATTTGTTCGCCAGATATAATTTCAAGGTGACTGGCATTTTCTTGTACTTGTTTAAGTGCATATGCCATCAACTTTGAACTGTCAATAAAGTGTGTCCAGTTGGCAATGAGGATTTTTTCCAATTTGTCAGCATCAAAAATGTCCACACTATCGCTCCATAGAGGTATGTCATGAAAAAGCCTGAAGTATATCTAAAAGAGTTCTGCCTTAAACTTTCCGATGACAATCTTCGTTTCCTTCACGGCAGATTAAGCCAAAGACTAGGAGGAGATCTTGCCGAAGCTGTTGATTTTCTAGGCGGTATTCGTGAGATCGATAAGTGGTTTGCAACAGCTTCGACTTGCAATGACTTCTACGATATGGTAGATCATATCTTCTTCGCAGTGAATAAAGAACATGAGAAGAGATCAGGGGTTGCTGCTTGATTAAGTACGCATTGCATCTAATTCCAATGAGCCTTGCTGGCATTGCTGGCTTGGCTCTTGGTTTTTGCTGGGGAAGATTTCACGGCTATCGTGAAGGAGCCGCAGACACCATTATTATGTTCGACAGCTTTGACCGAGAAACAAATAAAAATGATGTTCGACGATTCAAAGAAAACAAAAAAATCCTCGATATGTTCGCAGACCAAATTCCATATTGAAAACCCTGATTAATTTGCTATAATCAAAAAAAATCAAGAGGTCTTCATGCCACCAATCATCAAAGTTTCTGATCAAGATGTTTGCGTAGCCACATTAGAATATCCATTCGCTAAATGGAAATTTGAAAAATTCAACCCTGTCCAAAGCAGGGTTATGGAATTTTATAACCAAGATTGCAATGCCCTTGTCGCCGCAAGAACGAGTGCTGGTAAAACAGTAGTGGCAGAGCAGTTCCTCGCTCAAGAAATCCGTGAAAGAGGAGGAAAAGGAATGTTCCTTGCCCCTCTCAGAGCCTTAGCTCGTGAAAAGGTAACAGATTGGACAAACCCAGAATATCACTTCTCTGATCAAAAAATAAGCATATGTACAGGCGACTTCAGACTCACCAAAGAAAGAGCAAAAGAACTTAATGAAGCTAATATTATCATCATGACAAGCGAAATGCTTAGTCATAGAAGCCGATGTCATACATCAGAACAAAGTAATTTTCTTAAAGAAGTAGGCACACTCATCATCGATGAAAGCCATTTGCTCACAGTTAAAGGTCGAGGAGATCATCTTGAGGTTGGATTGATGAAATTCACACAAATCAATCCCAATTCCAGACTCGTTCTTCTCTCTGCAACAATGCCAAATGTTGAAGAAATATCAGAATGGGTTAGCTATAGTCTAAATCAAAAGAACACTTATGTTCTGCGATCTGATTATAGACCAGTACCTTTAACAGTTCACTATGAATCTTATGATGATGATATCAGGGGATATGATGCGTTAGAAAGAGAAAAAGTAAATAAAGCTTTGGACATCATTGATTGGTACAAAGATGATAAATTTCTTGTTTTTTCTCACACCAAGAGAACCGGCGAATTGATGAAGAAGGAATTAAAGTCAGCAGGAATTGATTGTCAATTTCATAATGCTGATCTAGAATCCTCTGAAAGAGCAAAGGTTGAAGATAGATTCAAGAACGATCCTAAGTTCAGAGTAATTGTTGCAACAAGCACATTGGCTTGGGGCCTAAATATGCCCGCTCGTCGTGTCATCATTCTTGGAGTCCATCGTGGTGTCGATGAGGTTGAATCTCACGACATCCTTCAAATGATCGGTCGATCAGGAAGATATGGTATTGATCCAATGGGAGATGCCTATATTCTTGTTCCAGAAAGCAAAGTCAATAATTACAAATCAAAATATAGCAAATCAAATAGAATCGAGTCTCAACTTTTAGAAAATGTAGGCGGAAAGTACAAAACCCTTGCTTTCCACTTAGTAAGTGAAATTTCCTTTGGCGGAATTGAAACTACAGATGATGTCAACAAATGGTTCAAAAGGTCTCTTGCTTTTTTCCAAAACAAGGCATTGAGCGATAATGTCATTGATTCAACATTGGAATTATTGAAAAAATGTGGGGCAATTGTAGAGGAAGATGGCAAGTGGAAAGCCAAAACTATTGGTAAAGTGGCCAGTATGTTCTACATGAGTCCATTTGATGTGAGCCACTTGTATTTCAACTTTTCTAAATTATTTGATTTGAATAAGCAAGATGATGATCACGCTTTGTCTCTTGCTATTGGTAACATTGATAGCCAAATGTCAAATATTGTAAATAAATTAGAAAAGGAAGAAATGAGCCTTTACGCTAATAAGGCAAAAATGCAAAATGGTTTTCTTTTGGACGGAGCAATCAAGGCTGGTTATGCATATTATTGTCTTTTGAGCGGAACCAATTCGCAGGCTTTAGCAAGTTTTCAAAGAGGCATTCAGCAAGATTTCAATAGATTGAGTCAGGTTTTGATTGCATTGGATAGTATGAGTGGTTCTTGGAATAAGGCTGGATGGTTCAAGACATTGGAAGGGAGAATTGCTTATGGTGTTCCTGTACATTTAATTGATCTTTGCAAAATTGAAAATATTGGCAAGGTTCGTGCGAACAAGTTGTATGATGCTGGAGTTAAAACTGCCAAGGATATCGCATCATGCGATCCTCAGAAGTTGTCTAAGATTATCAATATGAAAATCGATGCAGTCAACAAAATGATCAAACAGGCTCAAGGTTTGTAATGCACTTTCTTTATTCTTGAAAGGACTTGCTTTTCTAGCATTCTTCTGCGAAAAGCTGGCGGTGTTGGATTGCCACCAGAGCATGCTTTTTTTGCTTGAAAAATATCACGCTGACCTGCTAAACCACCATAGCCATAAAAATATCCAAAATATCCACCTGAACAACCACCTTGAGAGCCCATATACATCCAAATAGCGCAATCTACATCGAAACTACAGTCTGTCGTAAAAGGTAATGTTTGTGCTGGATAAGTATAATCGGCACCAATGCCAAAACTATATGCTGTAAAGCTTGGAATACTTGTTGGTAAAATGTTATAGTGAAATGCTAAAAAATCACCACCATTTACCGGAATTTCATTATGGCCATAGTAAAATTTTTGGTTGCAATTGGTTTCTGTTTTGAGTACAACAAAAACAAAAGCTTGTCTACCTGCTCCATCCAGTAAACAATTTTCATCAGGATCAGACGATCTACAATTCCAGCCGCAGTAAGGTATTGTGGGTTTTCCACACCCTTCTGGCCACGGACCAACACTTGGATCAGTTAAATAACTAGATAAAAATCCAACTTCAGTTAAAGATGCAGGCGGGGCAAAATACCCGTACCACCATAAATCTTTACGAGTCCATTCTCCCATTTTTATTTTTACGGTCCCAGAATTAGCTACTACTCCCCCCAAAGAGCAGCAGCATTCCTCAAAATTAATTTCAACGCTATATATTGATGCTTGATAAAAGCGACAAAAGTAAAAGGGAACGCCGCTAATAAGTGGATTAAAAGGAAAATCATCATTTTCAAGTGGAGGATTATAATTACTAGTTCCTCCAAGGGCAATTCTACTGAAACATTGATTATTAGCTGGGTTATACGATGGTTCCGTAGGCAAGGTGCAAGGAGTGCAGCAATTTGTAAATGTATTGTATAAATTGTAATAGTTGCTATAAATATAACTATTGCAAGTTGAATACGGGCAAAAACAACCACCTAGTCCTAAAGTTCCCGGCTGTAATCCTCCATTGGTAAATGGAGTTCTATAAGGGGGATTACAAGGCATTTATTTCCTTTCTTGTCCGAAAAATTCGGTTGGGTATTCGACTTTTACAATTCCATTTCCATCAACTTTATTTCCATTTTCATCTTCTACCCACCATCTAACTTGATTGACGGGTATATTTAGTTCATCGAGATGGCATTTGTCACGGGTGAGGACAGGCATGTGATATTCTTGTCCTTCAATTAAGACTGCAACTTTACATTCTTTTTTTTCATTGTTGTAAAGGAGGCAGTTTCCGCAAATTTTCTCTATTTCTTTTTTCTTGGCCATCGTGTAAACTCCATTTATAATTTATTATAGGGAGAATGCTATGAAAGTTATTGGATGTACATCGCAACTTGCCATGGGAAAAGACACTTTTTGTGACTATCTGGCAATAAAACTCAATCAATATGACATAAAGTGGACTAGGGGAGCATTTGCCAATGCTGTCAAAGAAACATTTTGCAATGCTTTTGGGGTTGACCGTGATTTTATAGAAAAATGGAAAAGAATTCCAGAAAATCCTCCCGGTTTCCTTATGCCAATTCGTCAATGTCTTCAATTTATTGGAGATGGATATCGCAAGATTCGTGATGAAATTTGGATTGAAATTGCTTTAAGGGATAATGGTCAAAACCTCATCATTAGTGATGGAAGATATTTCAATGAAGCCAAGAGAATAAAGGAAAAAGATGGAATTATGTTTTTGATTTATAGGCCGGGTTATTTGAATAATGATCCTAATCCTAGTGAATCGCAGATAAGACCTTTGTTGGATTGGGCGAAAAATAATTTGAATGAAGGTCCAATTGACCATCAACAAATCCTAATGCATCATCATGTTTCGACACCTTCAGAATTGATGTATTTTGATTATTATTTAGTCAATGATGGTTCTATAGAGGATTTTTATGAAAAGATTCAAGAGAAAGTAGTTCCATATATTTTGCAGACTAAAATGTATCAAAAAAAATGATTGTATTTGAAGAAAAAGATGATCGTTTTTACATTTCGGCATCAAAAATAGTTGGTGCTGGAAGGGGTGTATTTGCTGCCAGAGATATTTTGGCAGGAGAATATATGCCTATTACTGGAGTTTTGGTTGAGAGAGGTTCTGAGTCTGACAGAACAACATGTTTTTTGGATCGTTACAAGTTTGCTTCTGAAATAAAGGTTGAAAACAACAAGATTGAATTGGGTAATTATTTAATTTGTCCATTGGGATATGGAGCTTTGGTGAATCACACTAACAGCAGAAGGAAGCAAAATGTTGAGATAAGGTATGTTGATGAGAGTTTGTGTGGAAGCAAGGCTGTTTATTGGTTTATAAGGGATGTTTTCAGGTTTGAGGAGATATTGGGCAATTATGGTCCTTGTGGACATAGCCTTGAGAATACCAAAAACAATCCAGTTAAGTTGTTTAGGCCATTTTTGAAAAAAAAATAGTTAGAATTTATATCTTGAGAATTTTTGTACTGTTTCGTAACCATGTTGGCCTTGGATAATTGCTCCTAGTTGTGGATGAGCGCCTTGTAGCCATCTGATGCCAAATTCTCTTTCTTGGCATTGGTGAACGATATGTTCGTCTAGGATTTTTATTGAACTATATTTTTCAATCTTTGTTTGAGCTTTCCCATCCCGACTTCCGTCAATACCATAAATCCTAATCCTCTCTGCTGGCAATACTGGTTGCATGCTGTCCATTTCGCATTATTCCTTGGCAATGTTGTTTGGTTTGCCGGTTTGATTTCCCAAATTTCGATTCTTCCGTCATCGAATGCAACCTTTAGATCAGGGTTGTATTCATGAATGTTTCCTTCAAATGTATATTGGACCTTAAGTGGTTCTACTTCGTATCCAATAACTTCTGGCATTGCTTCCAAGCATTCGTAGACATCGCATTCCATTCCTGATCGATAGTGCATTTCCTTGCCTCCGTTTTTGTTGGATATCATGTATCCTTCACGGAACTTGGGCTTGCGTTTTTTCAGACCTCCGCCCTTGGCTGACTGGTCTTTCCATATAATAGCCTTCATCTGTCCGATTTTCGGCGTAATTTTTTCATGCGGATGCTTTGTTTTGTAGTGTGTTCGTACACAACGAACGGGAGCGCCACAACGAGCAAGAGGACATAGAACATAATCTCTGCCTTCTTCGTGAGATTCGATAATATGATTTTTATAGTTTTCAAAATCATCATGCCCCACCCCGCACACAAAGCATGTGTAGATTCTTTTCCCGTTATCTTTTGGAAATGGAAGTGTCATTTTTTCTTTGATTTCTTTTTGGCAAATTTCATGATGTTATCGATTGCATCTTCCCTGCTGCAAACATTGATTTTTGGTAAATCTCTGATGCTGAATACTGATTCTGTTGAGTTTTCAGGATCATCATTGATTATTTTGGCTAAATTAATTGCTGGGAATCTTGCTTCTTGTCTGAATCCGGGCATCATTGGATCATCTTCTGTGTCTGTTTTGAGTTTTGCAAAGATGACTCTGCTATCTTCGGGCGCACCAAAGTAGTCATCTCCTTTTTTGAAGAATAGAATTAGTTCATGTTTATCAAAGATATTGTTGATTGAGTCAATATTTTCCTTGATTTTAAGTTGGTTATCCCAACGATCAAGCAAATCACGAAAAGATGAAAAACAGGGAGATTGCATTTTTTATTCTCCATATATCATTACAAAACATATATAGGTTTATGGAACACAGTTTAAGTGGATTTAGAAAATTCTTGGAGGAAACAGATTCTCCAGAGAAAGGCAAGAAGCAAGACTATTGGGATAGTCTTGAGGACGAAGAGGGTATTTCTTTTCCAATGTTGAAGAAATCTTTTACTGTTGAGCCATGGGTTTCTTCTCATTTTGCTCTTGGCCCACAGGGGAAAGAAACATGGCATAAGTTACAGCCTTGGAAAATTGTTAAGGGATCAATGAGTCCTGCTGGCGCTGACATCAGGATGGTTAACACAGGTACTGAAAAAACATATCTTCAAGGAAATAGGCCTGATAAAGGTCCAAAAATTAGAAAAAGATATTTTATGAAAAGGCCAGACTTGCAGAATTTTCAGACAGGTGGATGGCAACCTGCAATTCAAGGTGGAGGCGGTGGCGGTGGCCCACCTATGTGATGATGAAAAATTTATCTTTCAGAGAATGGCTTAAACTTACAGAAGTTGGAACAAGTACAGCTAGTGTGGCAACATTTGCGATGCCTTTATTTGGAGGTCCATTCGCAAGACAATATCCAGAAATAATTGGCGGCAGAGAAGTTAAGCGCAAAAAGAAAAGCAAAAAACACTTATGACTTTTGGTGACAAAACAATTAATTAAGAAGCCTTTTAAGCATACATACTATGGCTGGATGGAATTCAGCTAGTTCCTATCAAGGAGGTATATGGAATGGTGGTTTTTGCTTTTAGCAGGCATGGTTTATTTTTCTTATGCATATATTGCTTTTAGTGAACATTTCAATAAAAATAGTTACACTTATTTTTCACTTTGCATGTTAATAGGTGTTTTCTATAATCTTCTTTGGTATTGGTCAACAAGAATAACAAAAGATAAGGAAGACTTTTTTGTTTTGGTACTAATGTGGGATGTTGTCTATATGGCAGTATTCTACTTTGTACCTGTTTTTTTATTTGATGTTAAGGTGGATAAGTGGGGAATCATAGGAATGATTACTATGGTTATTGGCATTCTTATCATGAAAATTGGTCATCATTCTGGTTGATTTTTTGCATTGAATTTTGATTGTTTGGTGTGTTATAATCACTTGGATTGTGGAACAAAATAATCGCAAGGTGATGAGATCATGCCCGATATTATGGATTCTATAAGCCAGAAATCAATTAATTGCCTTGACAAAGGGCATGTCACCTTAGTGGATGTCATGCCTAGAGTCGTTCCTGAAGGAAAGACGGCAGATTATGCCATTGTTCAGGCTGCTAGAGTGAGTTATGGAGATGGCACTAAAACTGTCAACGAAGATCGTGGTCTGATTCGTTACCTTCTCAGGCATTCTCACACGACTCCTTTAGAGATGATTGAATTTAAGTTTCATGTAAAGATGCCTATTTTCGTTTGTCGTCAATGGGCAAGGCATCGCATGAGTTCAACGAATGAAATTTCAGCTAGGTATTCAATTCTGAAGGATGATTTTTATTTTCCTGCAAGTGGCGATTTGAGAAAACAATCTTCAATAAACAAGCAGGGAGGAGATGGCAGCATTGATGAATCAAGTGCTTCTTCTTCCTATTGTATTAAAAAGATAGTTGATGATGCAAACAATAATTATAATTTTTACGAATATATGATTAAATCTGGGGTTGCGAGAGAGCAAGCCAGAATGGTTTTGCCTCTTAATATTTACACAGAGTTTTATTGGAAGATTGATCTTCACAACTTGTTTCATTTTTTGGCATTGAGAGCAGACAGTCATGCTCAAAAAGAGATTAGGGTTTACGCTGATGCTATTCTTGTTTTATTGAGGCAGATTGTGCCTATTGCCGTTGAGGCTTGGGAAGATTACCACCACATGCGTGGTGCAATTAAGCTAACTAGATTAGAAGTCGAGTCTTTGAGAGATTATATTCAGCAATTCCAATCTTTTGCTAAAGCTGAATTCAAGCAGGTCAATAGTGAAAACAAGCGTGAGCAAGCTGAATGGCTTGATAAGGCTTCTATTTTAGGCATTAATTTACCTTTACCGACACAGCAGGGGCCTGAGGGTCAATCATCTTGAATCCTAAGCCGTTTATAATTTGAAAAGACAAAAGAATGAAAGTAATCATGTTTCCTCCTAAAGGTCACTATATCTCATGGAAAATATTTTGCAATTCTTAGAAAGAGACAAAAATGGCCCAAGATTGAAAATTGCAGTCTTGGGTGATTCTATGATTGATGAATATTTTGATGTGCAAGTTAAGAGGATATCGCCGGAATATCCGATACCAATACTTCAATCAGAGTGCAATGATCCACAAGTTGTTCCCGGTGGAGCAGCTAATGTTGCATGTCAGTTTGGCAATTTTAACGCAGATGTCAGCCTTGTTTCCTTGATTGATCAGGAAGCGGTTAAGATTTTTGCAAAATCAGGAATAGAAATCAACTCTGCTTCTCAGATCGTACAAAATAAAATTCCACGCAAGAAAAGGTTTTTCTCAGACAATTTTCAGGTATCCAGAATTGATTTTGAAAAACAGAATTATGGGTTGACTGATGATAATCTTCAAAATGCCGTAAAGAATTTGTTATCTTATTTCGGGCAGCAGCACTATCAGGCTGTTATTTTTTCTGATTACGGTAAGGGTATTTTTAATTATTTTGACAATTCAATCTTGAAGAAATTTCCAATCACAATTGTTGATCCTAAGAATGGCGATATTGCAAAGTGGCGTGGATGTACGGTATTCAAGCCAAATCGTGAAGAGGCTCTGCGTTTGAGTGGCAAAAAGACAGTTTTTGATGCTGGAATTTACTTGTCTGAATTTCTTGGTTCATCTGTTGTTATAACAGAAGCTTCTAAAGGTGTAAGCGTATTTGAGAATGGTGTTTTTCGTGAAATAAGACCAGATATAAGTCCAGCAGTTGCTGAGTCGGTCATAGGAGCGGGAGACTGTTTTGTTGCATTCTTGACTATGTTCCTTCTAAGAGGTTTTAGTCTTATTGATTCCTCAGAAATGGCATTTAAGGCTGGAACATTGTATGTTTTGAACAAAAAGAACAAACCTATAACTAAG